TTTGATTTCTTCGTACGAGAAGAACGGGCCTTCAATGCGGAATTCTTCACCGACCTCGAGTAACTTTCAGGCGATCTCCGGGTTCATGTCCATTTCTGGAATACTCATAATCCTCTGCTCCTTTAATTTTCTGGCAGTTTGGCCACCACTTTTTAAGCATAAACATAAAGGGATAACTGTAAAAATTATAGCAGAAATACGGTAAATTTCAAGTCGAAATTATAAATAGGCGCAAAAAGGCCGTTTTTCTTCAAAAATGATATACTGCCGACTACTTTTTTGACTACCCGTGCTAAAACGCCACAATAACCCTATACCTCTCATCAAGCACTTTGCCGGTATCATCCTGCGCGTCAAGCTGCCCCACGGTCGAAGTCCTTCCGACCTAGGGCACGGTTTTTCTGAAAATAAAAAAAGACGCAGAGCCCGCTCGGAAATCCCGGCCGCCCTGCGCCTTTTGCTTTATGTATTTACTTTTAGACCTTCTTCACCCAGTCGAGTGCGATCCAGCCGCCGGCTTTGAGACGGCCCCAGCCCTTGGCGGAGCCGGGGCCGCTGCGCTCCTCAACAATCGTATAGCGCAACGTGTCTTTGATCTGACCCTGTATACCATAGTTCGTGCCGGGACCTTTGCGGATATTCAGCGGATCGCGGCAGTTCTTACGAATGAGATAAGACTTGAACGTTGAAGGCTTTGTAGTAGAAGCACTCGTGTTCATATACGTCTTGACCATGTTCACAAATCTCTGCCAGCCCTTGTCGAGCGTGCGGTGCGGACAATATTTGCCGTCGAAGTCCTGATGCTTCTTCACGTGCGAAATGTCCCACTTGCGCTCGGTGAGCAGCTTTGCGATATACTCTGCGGCGTTCTTTTCGGCCTTATCGAAGCGCGTGCCGCCCGAAAGCGAATAGCAAATCTCGATATGAATACCATGTGCATTGCCGTCGCGCTGCCCCGCAGCAAACGCACCTCTACTCAGCGGTATGCCGATGACAATCTCCTTGTCATCGACCGCCGCGTTAAACGACGTAGAGCTGTCGTTGCGAATCATATACGCGACTTCATTCGCGGCGGAAGCATCGTTCGCCGTGTTGTGGACGACAATGTACTTCATGTCCTTCGCGCAGGACTCCACCGGGACTTTCAAATCGTATTTTGCAGAAGATAATAGATTTTCGCGAATGGGTACCATTATTTTTCCTCCTCTTCTTCGCTTACGGTGTTCTTCAATCTCTTCAACAGTTTAGACAGCCGCGGAAACCCCGGCACACCGATGGCAGCAAGGTTTTCCATGACGGAAATGAGCTCGTTGATGATGAGCCAGATTGCGACCAGCAGGCCGCAGAAAAGCTCGATGTGCAGGTCGATGCCCGCCTGCACCAAGGCGCCGCGCAGGAGGTAATCCACACCCGCGCCGACCGCCACCATCGCCATGTAGCAGAGCTTCTTCAGGATGCCCTTGATGCCGATGCGCGAGCTGAGCTGCGCCGTCATGTAGGCTTTGACCATGCCGGTGACGTAATCGATCACCATCATGCACAGCAGCACGAGCACTGGCGCGGCCAGTTGCCCGCAGTATGCCGCGACCCCCGCCCCAACGACTGCCGTTACGGATTTAAGTGCAGTTGCTTTGTTCATTTATTTTCCTCCTTATTTTAAATAAAAATTATAATCTACGGTGCCGAAAGCTATTTCGCCGCCACCCAGTGCAAAATATTTGCCCGTCGCATACTCGGGCAGCCCGGCTGCATTTACTGCCGACGTATTGTAGATGTGGCAAAGCACAATGCCGACCGAATTAGGATGCTGCGTGCCGATACACAGTAGCATATATTTATTCGGATAGGCTTTGCACACCCAAATAAGCCACTGCTTAAAGTATTCGGAGCCGCTTGATCCAGTAAGTCCCAGTGTGTCACAGGTAACACGCGGCACAAACACGATTTGATTAGATGACGCATCATCACGATTTACGGGAGTATAGCTGTCGGCTTGCACCGTGCCCCGAATCCGCGTATTCCACGCCACGTCCATCCAGTTCGCGAGCTCGGCCACTTTGCCGATGGCCGCCCCTGCGCTGCGCTTGAAGGATTGCAGCACACTTTTTGTAGACAGAGTACGCTGGATAAGTAAGCTGTTATACTTGTCCGCCACCGTCACGAGCACGTCGTAGGTGGTAGACGCGCCTATATTTCCGCCGCCGAGCACGGTTTTACCGTTGTTGGTAACGTTCGCCGCGGTGCCGTAACTGCTCTCGGACTGCTTTTTGTATCGAGCTGTAATGCTCAAGGTGTTGCCGGTGATTGCGCTGTAACTCGCGTTGATCTCTACGGCAAAATACGTGCCTGCCTTTTTGCGGTTGCCGTCTGCATCGCAGCGGTACACGTCACACACCGCTACGCCGGGCTTTGTGTAGTCTATGACGCTGATCGTGCGCGTGGTGCTCGCTTTTCGCCCTCGGGAGTCGGTGACGGTCGCCGTGAATGTGATGTTGCCCGCCGATGCCAACGTGCCGGTCGTAAGCGCGCCGTTTGTGGCAGCCCATCCGCCGCCGGTAATCGTGTACGAGGTGATGCTGCTGCCGTATGCGCCGGAGGCTCCCGAAAGCGTCAGCTTTGCTTTGCCCATGCCTTTCACATATAGACCCGTGCCGCTTGTGTCTTCGGCGAGCGCTGCCGAAAGCGTGCCCGCCGACGGAACTACGCTGCCGGGGACGGCGAGCGTGATGCTTACGGACTTTGTGCCGAGGAGCGTGCTGCCGGAATATGTATCGCAATAGATTGTACCGCTGCCTGCCGTGGCGGACGGTATTTGATTTGAGAGCGACACCGGCGGCGTCCAGCTCACGCTGCTTGCAATGCCCGTGGCAATCGTTCCGGATGCGCCGCCGAACGCGTAGCGCAGTGTGTGCCTGTAGGCACTGTTTACCGCAGGCGTGTTGATCGTCACGCTCTTGCCCATCTCCACGGTTGCGGCGCTCAAGCTCGGCTGTGTTGCGGGCTCCTGCCAATCCACCTCAAGCGTTACAGCCGTCCATTTGAGATAATCCGTGTAAGAGCTGCCATTGTAGATGCAGTACGTATCGTACCCGGCGGCGATAGATGCCGCCATGAAAGCAACATCAAACGTTTTGGTATTATCCCACATGGGCGCTTTACAGCTGCCGAGCGCATTGCCTGTGCGGTGCCCTGCGTTGAGCGAGGTTTTAATGCCGCCCTGCGAGGCGGAGTTGTAGATGTATACCGTTTTGGTGGTCGCTGTGCCGTAGCCTGTCTGTCCGGTCGTCGCGGTGAGCTTTACGCTGTTGATGATCTTGCCCTTGAGCGCTGCAAGGCCCGGAAAATACAGCACGCCGGTGCGCACACCTGTGCCGTCCCACTGGCCCTGCGAGGCGGTGCCCTCGCTTTTCCAGCCCCACTTATTGTCATAATAGTTAAGCTGGGCTTTATAGCTGTTTTTGCCCATCAGTCGTCACCCTCAAACTCAAGATCAAACGTGTCAGCCTCCGCATTGTACCGCCACATATACAAGCCCGTGTCCGCGTTGCCGAAAGACAAGCTGCCCGTGATATGCGCATCCGTGATATACAGCATACGGTTGGAGATATACGCGACGGTTTGACCGTTTTCGACAAATTCGAGCCGGTCGTTGGAGAGCACCGCCTGTATGGCGCTGTCGCTGCGGCCGAGCGTAATGCGCGCCCCTTCAAAACGGATATACTGCTCTAAAAGCCGCTGATTTTCGGCAATCGTGCCGTTGGTGCTGTCGATGAGGTTTGTCACTTGCGTAAAGCGGTATTCCAGCTGATCGCTCCACTGGGTGATGAGCAGTTGTTTAACGCTTTCAAGCTCCTCCGTAGAGACTGCGGTATCTTGTAAACGCCCGAGCGCGTCATACACGTTTTCGGTCGTCGTGGTCAGCTCCGTCCTGGTCTCCGTCACCGATGCCGTGATGCTGTCGAGGTTTGTGCTCATCTCAGTTTTGTAGTCGGTCAGCTCCTGCTTTACGGTTTCCGTCGCCTTTTCTACCGCCTGTGCTTTGTTATAAGCCTCTTTCGCGGCCTCGTAGCTGCTGGATTTGGATACGTCCGAATAAGCAAAAGTGGCGTTGGAAAACACGGTGCAGTCCACAAAATAGAGCGTGTTGGTGCTGCCTGCAGTGTATGTAGGCTCGGTTTTGCTCCATCCGCTCGGCGGGTTAGCCGTCGGCTTGCTCGGCGCAGCGGCGGTGGAACTTTGCAGTTTGTAGTATCTCGTAGTGGATACAATATCCACAAGGTGCGACAAAGTGATTATCGCCGATGCTTTTACCGCCATTTGCGCACCTCCTTTTACTCAAGCTGACAGGTGTAAACCTCGCTGTTTGCTATATCGGACGCGTTGACCGTCAGCGTCTTGGCTGTGGCGACGGCCGTCGTGCCGGAACCCTTGTACCATTTGATTGTACCGAGTGAGCCGCATGTGCCGTTATCGGCAATCGTCTGTTCGACTCCGCCTTTGTACACGTGCGCCGTGAGGACGGTTGAGCCGCTGGAATTCTTGAAGATGTTGCCGGCGCTGCTCGTGATCGTCAGCGTGATCGCGTCCGCGCCGTTGCTGCCCGTTGCGCCATGCGTGCCGATAATCACCGGCGTTGTGGTCGTCGGGTCGCCGGATGTGTACGTGATGAGTTGATAGCACCAAATATATTTGTTCGTGGTGGTAGTTGCCTTCGGCGTTGTGTTCCACCCCGAGGTGTCTACCGTCACGCCGCTCGCCGCCGAAGTCGTAAGGTAGTAGTTTACGACGCTCTTGATGCCGTTGCCGGTCGCGCCCGTTTCGCCTTTGCCGCCCGTTGCGCCGTGTGTGCCGATAATCACCGGCGTTGTAGTCGTCGGGTTGCCGGATGTGTACGCGATGCTCTGGTAGCTCCACAAATACTTTTTCGTGGTGTCGGTCGTCTGCATGGTGGTCGTCCACCCGCTTGTGGAGGTACTTACGCCCGTTGCCGAGGCAGATGCCAGGTAATAGGTCGTCACGCCGGTAATGCCTCTGCCTGCACTGCCGGTGTCGCCCTTTGCACCCGTCTTTGCCACCGCAAAACTAAACTTTTTATTCACGGTCACGCCGTCCACCTCTATGGGGATCGTTGCTTCGCACGCTGCCGTGATCGTGCCCGTGGTGGTAAAGACGATCTTTACCTTTGCGGTGCCGTTGTTTTCTACTGCCACGCTGATGCCCGTCGGGCAAACGATGTTGTCTTTATTCACGGTCAACGCGTTGCACTGGTTCGTGCCGCAAAAAGCCACGGCCTCGGTGCTGCATGTCTGCCCCGCAGGCGCTCCCGTGGTATTGCCCACAAACGTATAAGCCTCGCTTGTGAGCATCACGGAGTACGCATCGGTTACGTCAACGATCGTGATTTGGTCTGCACTCTTAATTGCCATATTGCCATCCTTTCAAAAATCAAATGATTAGCTCGCACATAAATGTTACTTTGGTGTCCACGTCGTCGGGCGACAGTGTAAACGTAAAGCCACCCGCGCCGATACGGCTGTCTGCGGCGGAGATAACGCCGAACTCGCTCTCGTCCAAGCGCTGCCACCTCCATTGCAAATACGCTCCGCTTCCGAACGTCGCCCGCAGTGCGTCCACGTCCGTTATGCGCGTTTTGCCGTGGTAGATCACCGCCGAAAGTACGGTGGAAATGCTGTCATTTTTAAACACCGTCCCCCGCGAGCTCTCAATGCGCAGCAGTGTTGCGTCTTCGCCGTCTTTGACCGGCTGTGCGGCTTGCCTGCGCATGAGAGCTTGCTGCTCCGTCATCGTGCGGTATGAGGTGCCGAGCGTGTAGGTCGCGTCCCCCGGCTCGTCCACCGGCAAATCGATCTCGGATACAAGCATTGATATGGGCGTTGCGCTGCCCGGCGCCGAAAATAAGATCATGTCGCCGAGCTTAATGCGCTCGACGGAACTATCCACAAGGTGCAAATCTACTGCATCTACCTTCAATACTGCCTTGCAGGTATTTTGCCGCCTCTAAGTCGGCATAGCCCGCACGCAGGAGGTTTTCGGCGAGCGTGATGTCATCATGCACGACGACCTTATAAATCCAGCCCCATTTTGCCACCGCGTCCGCATCGTAGATATAATCTTTTCCGTCGTTTGCCGCAGCGATTGTAAGGCGTGGCGTTACCGTTCCCACCTTGTCCTCGTCGAGCTGCGCGCCGAGCGGAATAATGGCCGTCGCAACGTCTTCGCCGCGCACAGTGTGCAGCATGTCGAGCAGGTTTGTGCTTGCGGTAATCCGCTGGCTGTTTACGTTGCCGTACTCCTTGAGGTAATCCAAATACCGCGTGCCATCTTTGCCGTATCGTATCACGAGATAGCCGCCCATACGGTTAAGGAGCTTATCTTGCAGCGCGTCCATGGTGCTTTCGTAGTCTGATTGCCTGTACACGTTGTCGGTGCTGTTTGTCACGGTGACTTGTCCCACGGTAAAGCGTCGGCTTTCATCGACCTGAGCGTTGTGCAGCTCGATAAGCTTCGCAAAGTATGCCGCCACCGTCATGTCATGGTACACGGTCAGCGGCTGCACGCTGTCGTTAAGGTAGGCAAGCTCGCCCTCTACCTCGATTTTTCGCGTGCTGCGCAAGTCCCACTCGTCGTTGAGTGCACGCCCGCGGAACAAAATTGCATCATCCTGCCACAGCGTTACCACCGTATCGAGTTTTGCGATTTTGTCTGTGTGCGGGTGCGTCAGCGACACCGAAAAGGTGAGCAGTCCGGCTTTGTTCACGGCCGTTTTGCACGTCGGCGAGATGAGCTTTAAATCCGGACTGCGCGGATCGTACAGCGTGTAGGTTTCGCCACTGCGGTTTTGCGCCGTAACCTTAAACAATTACAGCACCCCCTCACGCCAAGTCAAAACGACATTGCCCGTACCGGTCACGGTGACGTTATTCGCGCCGGGCAAAAGCAGCAATTCGGGGATTTTTACAGCCTTTCTCACCTGCGCGATGCTGTATGCTGCGCCGCCATTTATCGCCACCGTCATGCCCGTTTCGGATGCCGTAAAGGTCGGCGAGACGATCTCGTCGCCGTTGTTGATAACTGCCGTCGTACCTGCGCCGCACACCGCCGAGCTTTCGGTCTGCGCGTACTTATACGGGTCGCATGTTGCCGTGATCTCAAACGTGCCCGCACCGTATTCCTTCGCGCCCAACGTACAGGCGATACGACCCAAATAATAATGGTCCGGGTCATCGGGCAGCGTAATCGGCAGACGTTTGCCATGCACCGCAGACGCGATCTGCGAGCACACCGACAGCCACTCCGATGCCGAAGCGCCGCGCCGCTTAAACGTCAGTTTGAGCGTGCGCAGCCCGTACACCGGGCGCCCCGTGACGACCTCGGACAAGTCGATGCTGCCGTTTTCGAGCGGCAATGCCTGGTATTTCGTTTTGACCTCCGGCATTTCGAGCGAAAGATCCGTCAAGATCATGCCGAAGTCCGTGTACATGTCGTTTTCGCCGATGAGCACGCCCATCAGACCACTCCTCTTTCACGCAGAACTGCCGTGCCGCCCTGCCGCTTGTCCACTTCCGGTGCAAGTGCGCGACCGGCTTCGCGTGGGTCGAACACCGCGTTCACCTGCAACTGTATCCGGCTAATCGCGTCCGCCAGCATCGCTGCAAGCTTTTCGTCGCGCGGAGAGCCGCCGGTGAGCATCTGCAAAATTTCGCGCAGAATCGTCAAAATAGCGTGCAGTTCCGTGACGGGCATACCGTCCGTTTGCTGCGCGTCATCCACAACCGAGCGGATCATGTCCATCAGCGTTGCAGCGCCCGAGACAACCTCGGGGCCCGCTTCGCCCGCGCCAAGCAGAGAGCCGCCCGCCGCGCCGAAGATTGTCGGATTATTCAGCAGCATCGGCGTGTTCATGGCTTTTTTATACCAAGATATGCCGAAATGCGGCACACGCGGCGGCACAAGGCTAAAGCTGCCCGTAATGGAGATGTGCGGCAATTTGAGCTTCGGCAAACTCCAAGAGAAATTGAAAAAGCCTTTGATCTTGTCGATCGCGTTGCGCACCGCGTCCCGCGCCGCATTGATCGGCGTTTCGATACCCTTTTTAATGGCGTTAAAAATTGACGTGACCGTCTCTTTGGCTGCCTTTATCGGGTTTTCGATCGCCGTTTTTACTGCCGAAAACACCGCCGTCACCTTAGACTTGATCGCGTCCACCACCGTGCCGATCGTGGATTTTATGCCGTTGATGATATTGGAAACAGAAGATTTGATTGCATTCCAAATCTGCGTTGCAAAGTTACCAATCGCTGTCCATCCGTTATTCCAAAGATTAGCGAGCCCGCCGAGAAATATTTGTCCGGCATTGAGCAGATTTTCGCCGAATGCGCTCCAGTCACCGTTAAGCGCTGCCGTGAACGCGGAAAACAGTGACGAAATGACACTTGTCACCGTCTCGAACACCGTTTGCACCTGCGTCCAGATCGCATTGAGGAACGTGCCGTCCGTCTGCGCTTCGTCCACAAGCCATTTGATTGCGTCCGCAATGCCCTGTATCGCACCGGCAATGGTCTGCGCAATCGTTGCAAGATATGTTGCCGCATACTCCCATACGGCAGAAAACAAACTTGTGCCCGACTGATTATCCGCGAAGAATGAGCCGAATAGAGAGGATAAACCCTCCAATGCCATGCCGATTACATCGCCCATCGCACTGAAAGCGTCCTGCACCGCTGTCCATGCAGCATTGATTGCCGTGCCGTTTGTTTGCGCCTGCTCAACAAGCCAGCCGAGTTGGTCGCCGACTGCCAGCAAAGCTGTACCGACAATACCGCCTACATAAACCACAGCGTCTCCGATTGCTGTACACACTCCGGCGATAATATCACCGGCAACTGATACTGCGTCTGCGATACCGTCCCAGATGCCGCCCCAGTCTATTTCTGCGTTGCTCAAAGCGCTGCCAATCGTGCCGATTGCATCTTTGACCGCGCCCAAAACATTCTCTATCGCAGCGACAGTATTATCAAAAACGTGCATGATGTTATCCGTAAGCCCCTGCGGCACATTCAGACCGCTTACAAGGATCGTCTGTATACCGCTGAGCGCCGACTGCAACAATGCCGGTGCCAGCTCGACCAGACTGCCCGCAAACGCTTGCAGCAGTGATGCGGCAGCCGACGCCATACTGGGCAGAATCGTCATCACGAGCTGCGGGACGGCCTGTGCGACCACGGGAGCCAAGCCCTCGACCAGACTGCCGATACCGCCTAAAATCGTTTCTACGCGCGGCAGAATGTTCTTTGCGGCTATTCCCACGCTGTCGACAAAGTTATCCATCAGCCCGCCGAAGTCCTGTGTATCGTCCGCAACGCCGACGAGCAGATTTTTCCACGATGCTTTCATCATGCCGATAGAGCCCTGAATGGTTGTACTGGCTTCCTTTGCCGTCGTGCCTGTGATGCCCATTTCCGTTTGTACAATGTGGATCGCTTCGGTGATGTCCGCAAAGCTATCTATCGACAGATCTGCCATTTCACCGTTCGCCTGCTTCACCTTGTTTGCATCGGCGATAAGACGTTCCATTTCCTCTTTTGTGCCGCCGTATCCGAGCTTGAGGTTATCAAGCATCGTATAGTTCTGCTTGGCGAAACCCTGATAGGCGTTTTGAATGTCCTGCATATTGCTGCCCATTTTATTGGCGTTATCGGACATATCCACAAGGGCTTGGTCGGCATATTCCGCCGCTTTTTTTGTGTCCTTACCCACGCTTTGCAAAAGCGATGCGGAAAAGCTCGTCACCGTCTCCATGTACTCGTTTGCGGAAAGACCGGCCGTCTGAAATGCTCGGTTTGCGTTTTGCAGCACTTTGTCCGACGCATTGCCGAACAGCGTCTCCACACCGCCGACAAGCTGCTCATAATCCGCATACGCATTCAGCGCCGACTTACCGACCGCCGCCACAGCCGCCGCAGCCGCACCGAATCCCACGGCTGCGGCTGTAAACGCCTTGCCGATAGAGCTTGCCGCAGACTTTAATCCGCCCGCGAGCGCGTTGCCCATCTTCTGCCCCGACTCTTTGCCGCTCGTCTCGACTGCCGGGGCTAAACTCTTTGAGAGCTGCGCTTGTATACCCTGCATTGAGGGTACGATCTGCACATACGCCTTTGCAATTTCAGTTGCCATTTGCTTCACCCCCTAACCGCTGCCATGCGGCTTTAAAGTCTTCCGGCGTGCGGTAGCCCGTCACTTCGTCGTGCGTTTGCGGCACTTCCGTAAACGCGTTCAAAAACGATTTGGGGCGGTTTTTGCCGGTCTGCGCCGCCTTCGTCTTTGCCCATGCTAAAAAATTAAGCGCGTCAGCTATGGACGCCAAAAGCAAGGTGTCCGTCGCTGCACGCGCTCCCGATAACTTTATTCTAATGCGTGAATCGTCCCGTAAGCCCGCCGCGAGCGTCGCCAGCATGGGCACCGGCAGCGCCCGCAGGTCAAACACCTTGTAGGTTTCCGCCATGTCGCAGATCAGGGCATCATTGTCCGTCGCAATCATGCGGGCAAGGACAATCAGTTTTTTCCCGCGTCTCCGATCGCGTCCATGACCTCGCGGATACAGTCCGAAACGTCTGTGACATGCACTCGTCCGTCATCGCCGCGCAGGAAGTCATACAGGCGCTTCCTTTGCTCCTTGCCGAACAGTATCGCGCAGACGTTGGAAAACGCCAGCGGATTATCGTTCACGGTCTCCGCCAGCGCGTCCACAAATTCCATATCCTCCAGCACGCTGCCGTCAATTTCAAACTCGAAGCCGCCGCTTGTCTTGCCTTTAATCATGACCTACCTCCTTATACCGCTGCCGGCTTGCTCATATACTCGTAATGCGTGTTGCCTGCGCTGTCCGGCACGGCGGTCACGGTGACCTCGTAGCCTACGGCGCTTTCGTCCGCATACGTCACGTCGCCCACCTCGGTGATTGTGCCGTTCGGAATGACGACGCGCTTCAAAATGCCGCCGCGCATAATCATGTCGATAACCCACACGCCAGCGGCGAGCTCCTTGCCGTTCGCTTTGACGGTCAAGCCCTTTTCAAGGTCGCCGGTGACGTTTTCATCGAGATACACCGCTTTCAGCACGTCGCTGTTCAGCGCTTCGATGAGCGTAAACGCGAACGTGTCGGTTTTCTCGTTCTGATAGGTGAGCACGTTGTCGCCGCCCCACGCTTTGATGTTGCCGCTTTGCGGAGAGTTGGAGTTCACCACGCCTTCGTCGGATGCGTAGCCGAGATTTTTATACGCTTCGGTGAGCGCGGTTTTGGCGTCGGTCGGCAGCGCCGTGCCAAGCGGTGCGCGGTAGATCGCGCCGCCTACTTTCGGCTTGCCTGTGCTTACATTGGTTGCTGTGCTCATTATTCATGCTCCTTTCACTCGTTGAAATAAACGAGATCGTACACCGCCTGGTAGCGGTATCGTTTTGTCGTCGTGTCCGTAAAATTGTAATCGCTGTTAAGCCGCGATGCGCTGACGGCATCCAGCTCCGCGGCGCTGTCCATGGCGGCTTTCACGCGCTCATTGAGCCTTGCGGCTTCATACATGGACGGCGCGTAGGACTGGATCGCCAGCATCGCGCGGTCAATATGCTCCTCGCGGCTGCTGCCCGTTTTTTCAAGCAATGCAAAGCTTTTCGGCGGGTCTGCCGGAACCTCCAGCACCACCGGCACCGAAAGCTTTTCCGCGAGATAGTTTTTGATGATGACTTCGATCATGCTTTCTTCCTCTTAGGCGGCGCTTTGACAAATTTCTTCGAGCCGTCCTTATTTGTACGGAAGTACCCGCCGACGGCTTTTATCATCGCGTTGTTTTCCATGTTCATCTCCATGGCTTCCGGGTCGGTGGTGAAAACCGAGACGTTCGCGCGCGTCTTGCCGATATGCGTGTCGGTCTCGAACTTGTCGCCGAGCGTCACCCGGATGCTCTCCGCAGGCTCCTTCAGCGCCGAGATGATCTCCGAAGATTTCAACAGCGCCTGTATGCCGCTGCTGTTCAGCTCGATCTTCACTTTAGTCATACCGCTCCACCTTCACCTTTTTGTTCCATTGCAAAGGGATCATCGCTTCGATGCCCTCCGTCACGTCGCCGTATGTGCGAAACCGCTGCCCGAAAAACTCAACCGTCACGTCGTGCCAGTCGTGCGCGTCGCCTTTTGGCAGTGCCAGCGTGTACGCGAGCCGCTTGCCGTAGAGCTGCAATTCGTTCACAAGCTCCTCCGCCGTCGGTTCGCCGATGAGCACGTTGTGCACCGTCTCCGACACTTCATCAAACACCGGCGCGCCGAACGCGTCCTCGCCGGTCTGCTGTTTTCGGTACAGTACAACGTCAATCCCGCGTATCATCGTATAATCCCTCCAAAGGGCTGCGGGCGCCGATGCGGTCACCGATGCCCAGCAGCTTCTTTTCGAGCTTTGAGAGATACAGCTCGCCTGCGCTGCCGCTGCCCATCGTCCAGCTCTGGGAGTAGCCCATGGCGCTCACCGAGCCTTGCGTGGAGCCGAGCGGATAAAGCGGCGCGTCGTTCCCGCCGCCGTCGCCCAGAATGCGCCGCACCATGCGGCAGGAAACGAGCTTTTTTCGGTCCGCGTCCGCCCCTGCGCTATACGCGTCGATGATGACTGCCGCTTCCTCCAAAAGGGATACGCAGCGGTCTTTTTCATCGTCGCTTAAATTTCGGAACCCCGCCGCAACGTCCTCAGCTGTTGCGTACAGCATCTTAGCCCACCGCGGTTTCGGTGCGCTTAATGTACAGCGTCTGCGGCTTGGATACCGTCAGGCCGTAAACCTTACGGCCCTGCACCGCACTGGCACCGATGAACTTTCCGGAACCGTTGAGGTCCTGCAAATGCACGGGCACCTGCCATTCCATCACGCGGTGGCACCAGTTCGGGTGACCGGCGATAAACTCCGTGGTCGTCTTTTTGCTCGCGACGCGCGTCGTGCTCTCGAAATCCATGTTGTTGGACTCAAACACGTTAAAGCCCGCGATGCGACCGATCACGCCCTGCTGCACGAGCGTCTGAGAGAGGTCGCCCTGCTTGATATAATGCTCGTCCAGCATGAGGACTTCGAGGTACTCCGGCGACGCGATGAGGAAACGACCGTCGGCGGGTACGCCTTTGCGGCTCAGTACGCGCTTTGCTTCGAGCGCGAGCTTATATGCGGTGGTCTCGGTCGCAGCTGTCTTCGTGGCGCTGACCGTTGCGCCGGAAGTACCCTCGAGCGCGTTGATAGACGCCTTGTCGATCGAGAGCGCCAGCGAATAGCCTGCGCTGTCCAGACGCTCCGCCACGATGCCGTCCGGCACGCTCGCAGCATCGAAGCCGTCGATGAGCTCGTTCACGGCCTCATCATGATCGATGGAGAGATCAATATACGTCGTCGAGCCGACGGAAGCGTCCACGCCGTTCGCCTTGTTGTAGGTCTTCACCGCCACCTCGGTGTCGCGTACCGGGATTTTTACTTTGCCCGCCTTCGGGTCGCCCTCGTAGCGGTTGTTGAAAATGAGATTATCACGGGTAACAAGCTGGCTGCGAAGCTTCGCGTCTACCAGAGTTGCCCAGCGTTCCTGATTTGTGTGTGCCATAAGATTTCTTTCCTTTCGTAAACAAAATTAGATTTTCAAATTCGGGTTTAAAGCGCCGAACGCCGCTGCCACACCGTCGCTTTCGGTGCCGCCGCGTGCGCCGTGTTCACCGCCGTCTTTCACGGCGGGATAGCCGCTCGGCTTCGCGAATTTCAAGATTGCGTTCGCCTGCGCGGTGCAGATTTCTTCCGTGTCGCCGCTCAAAAGCTCTGCCGGCACGCCGGTAGCAGCGGAGACTTTCTGACGCACCGCGCGCAGCTGCTCTGCCTTTGTAAAAGCATCCACCTGCTTCTGCAAAGCGTCCGCCTTCTCGTTCGCCTTTTGCAGCTCGGTCTTCCCGGCTTCTTCCGCCGCGTCAAACTTCGCCGCTTTCGCTTTCAGCGCTTCATAGTCTGCGTATTTGCCGCGCTCCCTCGTCAGCCGGTCCTGAATGATCGCGTTCATTTCCGCCTGCGTAAAGGTGCGCTGCTCGTTTTCCTGCGTTTCGGCCGCAGTGCCGTTCGTTTCCTGGTTTACAGTTTCTGCCATTTTGGTTCTCCTTTCCGGCTTTTCCGCAGCCGTCGCGTAATTTTAGGTATGAAAAAAGCAGCCCGGCGCCTAAGCGCTAAGCTGCTTTATCAACTGTGTTTAATTTTTACTTTCAGCAAAACTCTACGGTTTTTCCTGTAAAACTGTCATGGCTTTTGATCGTCGCCCAACATGGAATGGAATTCAACTGAAACGGATATTCTACGCCGTCGATAATTGCAATTCCTCTTTCTGCTACAGGTAGGAATTCATAATCCCTGTCAAGAACAAGTACGCGAATGTCCGTAGGACCGGCTTGAAAGTCATCAATGATTTTGTATTCTTTTTTCAT